CTTCTCACCGTTGCTGAGAGGGATATGCACCGTGCTGCTAGCCGCTCCGGTCGTCGTCCTGCTGCCTGAGCAGACGATGTTTTGACCGTTGTTGGGAATATCCACGATCAACGACCGCGCTATGTCGTCGGAATCAACATAGCTGATACTGGTCAGCCCGTGTTGAATCGCTGGCGCAATGTGATTGACCATGACCATCTGTACGCCAACGCCATTGGCGTAGCGCGGCAGTCCTGCGCTATTGGTGCACGTCTGCACTTCGGTCGAGTCGCCGTCAATCAGCGGGTAATAGCCCAGCAAGTCGAACAGCACGACACTGATAGGTCCGTTATAGGTCGTCGCCTGGTTGCTCCACATTTGCGCTTCGACAAGATAACGCTCCTCGCCCTCCGCGATTCCCGGAAACCAGATGGCGTCATTCTTTTGCGCAATGGCCGGCTTAAATTCCAGCGGTAGCCCTACACGAGCATCATAGACTGGATGGCCGGATGCAAACGAGGTATCGGCCCATACCCTTGCGTGCGGTGTGCCCGCGTTTTTGATGAAGCGCTGGACGTGAAAACGACCCGCTTCGAACGCCACATTGAAATCACTGAGGCTGCGAATCGCCATCGTCGTATTGCTCCACGATGCCGTTTGGGTGATTCGGGCAACTCGGGATAGGCTCTTGTGGAGCAGGCCCGAGCAGTTCGCCACAGTGGGCGCAACGATACACGATCATCAGTCCACCGTGCCTTGTAAAGCCCCCGGATTGAACAGGGGCGTAATGCCCGACGATATATTCCGAGACGCAGACAACGCCCCGGAATAGAGAATGTCTCCCGCCCCCGACGGCGAAAGCCCCACCGAGAAATGGGTGGCCGTACCGCTGCCTGCTGTGCATTCCCCAAACTGCACGGTTGCTGTATTGCTCACCTGATTGCCAGACACCGTGAATCCGGCGGCTGAACGAGCAACCGCAACGCGGGAATACCCCGTATAGCTAATTTCATTGGTGGCTTGCGTGCCGGCTTCGCCGGGGTCGGCGGTGTGCAACGCCACGTAGAAAAACCCAGCCGTAGCACTTTGCTGCAAGCCAGCGGCATCACCGACATTGGGCCAGTTGATATTGTTGAACAGCAGATTGAGCAAGTTCGTTTCCGAAGCGTTCGACATTGACATGGCTTAATCCCCCAGCATCTTGGCGATTCTGGCGCGCGCATCGTCGATCTTTTTCTCGATGGCGGCGAGTTCTTCTTGTGCTCGCGTGACGGAATCCGCAGCCTCGCAAGCTTTGGCGTGCATCGCGTCGGCCTCCGCCTTGGCGCGGTCGATGATGGCCGTAGCGCGGGCCTCCATCTCGTCCGCTTTCGCGCGTGCTGCGGCAATGGCCTCGGCGTTTTGCTTTTCGACAGCCAGACGAACGCTCGTGGCCTGCTCGTTGGCGGCTTCCAGAATGCGCGCGGCTTCGGCCTTGGCCACGTCAATGCGCTTGCTGAGGCTTTGTGCCTCGGCAGTGAGCTTGTCAATACGCGCCTGCGCCTCGCTTTCAGCTTGCTCTAGGCTGCCCACGCGGTCCAGCACGTCGATCACGTCGCCCAGCGCGGCAAACATGCGGTGCAGTTTCTTTACCTCGTCGGCGGCTTTCAGTATCTTGTTCATTACATGGCCCCTTTCAGCAGCATGATGACGGTAAGGGTCGTGGTGGCGTCACCCGACGTGACACGCGGGCGGACATACCGCACCACTTCAGTAATCGCCTCGATCTTCTCGGCATTGATGTCGAGATTGTTGCCTTGGGGGTCAGTCAGCGGCGAATAGTGCGTACCGTCTAAGCTTCCTTCGATGCGTACATTGCCGCCCGCTCCGAAGTCACCGATCACCTGAACGGATCGGTCAGCGAAGTTCGCCAGTTCGATAGCCTGTCCGTGATCCCCGTTTCCCATGTTGGCCCACGTCGCCACCACGCACGTATGGTGGAGCGAATCGGGTACGAGTTTTTGTACTTCGATCATGGTTGGATTCTCCTTTTAGCTATATCCACTGAATGCGCGCGTCACGTCGGTGAGAGCGTTTGGCTTGCTGGTATCGACGCTGCCCAGCTTCTGTGCCACGTCGGCGCCTTGGGCAAGCATGGCCGCCTGCTGCTGGGCCTGCGCGGCTTCGGCGCGCTGCTTACGGATCATCGCCACTTTATCGCCTGGCACGATCAACTCAGGGTCGATGCCGAGCATGTCGGCGTAGGCGTCGGCCCAGCGGTCGGCGTCAAACTTATCGAGAACGTCCGGCTTGATGCCGGCCACGGCACCCAGGTTGCCGACGAAGCGATCCACCGAGTTGGTGGCAATAGCGCGCTGAGCCTGCGCCAGCATACTGACGAACTCGACGTTCAGCTCCATGCCCTGCAATTCCTCGGGCGGGGTCGGCACAATGCCAGCCTCGACCATGCGCGAGAAGGTCATCTCAATGAGCGGGTCAAGAATTTCGTTGTGCATCCGCTCCAATACCGGCCCCAGCATGAGCAGCTTTTCTTCATGACGCTCGGCCACTTCGGTAGCGGTCATCTGCGGGTTCGTGCTATTGGCAAGCATGAGGAATAGATCGGCATAGAAACTGCCTTTGATTCGCTCACGCACGTCATGGATATCGGCCAAGAGGTGCGACAGGTCGATATTGACTTCAAAGGCCGAGCGGATGCCGCCATTCGGTGCGGCCGCATCGACGAAGGAAATACCACCCGGCAGCGTATCCACGTCGCGAGACTTTAGCGAGGTAGGCACTTGCAAAGGCGGCTTTGTCTTGTAGTCGATGCCTTGCGCCTTACGCAGTTGCTCGTGCTGAAGCTGCTTGATGTCGCCTAGCGCCTCCATCGCCGGGCTATGCCCGTAGATGTCGCCGCCGCATACCGCCCAGCGCGGGCACAAGGCCGGGAATTCTTTGAATCCCGACTCACGTAGCAGCTTGTCCTCGTTCTCCCCCAGCTCGAAATAGACCGATTTCCACGCCATGTTACGGTCGTCGCGCTTGGTTAGGTCGCGGTCGGTGCGCGGCTCGATGACTTGAATGACTGTCACCCACTGATCCAGCGAACCCATATCAAATAAATTGCGCACCGTCGGGCTGCACTTGTCCCGACCAAACTCACGGACCATCTGCGCGACGGTCATTTGAAACTCGCGGTAAAGCGTATTGACGCGGCCTCGATGGTCAGCGGCGATGGCGAATTCCCCCGTTGTCAACGGGTAATGATGAATGACCGTATCGAAATCGGCCAAGACGATACTGCTTGCCGTGCCAAAAGCGCCGAGCTCCTCGTACATGGAATGCAGTGTTCGGTAGGTATTCGACCTGGCAAACACCATCTGCATTAGGCGGGTCACATCGGCCAGCCACGACTTGACGGCGGCGGCTTCATCCAGCTGCGGATTGGAGGTGGTCAGACGAAACCAGGGGCGCGCCGGGCTTGTCATGCCGGCCATCATGCCGGCCGCGAGCACGCGCAGCGCGCGGGTGGCGGTACTGTCATAAATGCTGTTGTACCGCTTGCTGCCTTTATTGCGATCCTCGATAAAGAACCGGCCCGATCGCGGCAGCAGATACTCGCTGATCTCCTTCCAATGGGCGATCCAGCTTTCGCGTTCGTGGCGCAACTGCACCCATCGCGATAGCAGGTGTCGGCGCGTGGACATGTCGGGCATGGTCACGATCCCAAGAGGGTGTTTTTGCCGAGACTCAACAGGTTGGGATCCACCCCTTGCGGCCCGGTCAGCATCGTGCCCGATGCCCCGGCGCGGCCTGCTTGCGTCGCCGCATCAAGGCTTGCCATCGGGTTAGCCCGTTTCTGATTGGCGCGGTTGGCCGCTTCATCGGCGGCTTTTTCTTGCTTACGGGCATTTACCTCCGCCTGTTGCGCGGCCGTTTCAGCCGCTTTTTTCTGCTCTCGACCGTTCATGTATGACACTGCTGTACTAGCGGCGGTCAAGGCAGCCATAGCAATTGCTTCAAATCCCATGTTCAAAGCCCTTTCATCACAACGTTATCGACCGGCATATAGCCGTGCTTGCAAAGCATGTCAGATAGATTGGTCCCTGCCCGACAATGCCACGTAAAACGCTGCGCGCCGCGCCGTTTTGCCTCGGCTTCGGCCGCGACGATCAAGCGTCCTGCCACAAGGCCATGCCGGTATTCCGGCACAACAAACAGCGCGTCGTTCGATGCGACAACGACGGCGGGGTTGTGCATGTGAGGCACCACCACCACCGTGCAGTAACCGACAACACGGTCGCGATCCATTGCCGCCACGGCGAAAATGACGCCAGCATCAAACATGCGCTGGTATGCGTCAATATCGGGCGAGAAGGGAAAGTCAAAGCCGGTTTCTGCCCAGTTTGCTTTAAGTAAGTCGGCAACTTTGGGCATCCACTCGGCGGGATTCACAATCGCGATCGTCGTCATGCCCGCAG